CTTTGGATGCAAATTTGCACACATCATTGTTTGTCTTTGCCAATTACCGTAGTAAGTAGCTTTTTCATTAATACCTTTGTAATTCAAAGTTCCTGCATATATGTTGTTTACGTTTTGATTTTTATCACCTAGTCCTGTGTAATCAAATCCTAAAATAACAATTACTCTGTGATTATTTTTACTAGCAACAAACATAGCAGTAGGACCACTGCTCCAACCTTTATTTGGATTTAATATATTAATATCTTTTAAAGTTTTAGTATATTTGTTTGGATTAGTATAAACTTTGTTTTCTAAATGATAACCACTATCGTAAATTTCACGTATCATTTTTGTGTCAACTGCAATTAAATGGTCAACTGCACACTCTCTATAGATAGCATTACAGCCATATACCGTTCCTAATTCTTTTAGTTTTTGTATTGGGATTTGTTTCCTACTAGTGCCATTTCCAAGCACAAAAGCAAACTCTGTCAATATTATATACCTGCTTGTTCCGTGTTCGCAGCAATACCATACATTTGTTTTACAAAATTTAAATCTTCTTCTTGTTCAATTTTGTGTTGATCACTAGCCTTTCTTACTTTGTTAATATCCTTCAAAGTTAATTTGCTTTTTCTGCTGTCAGAAGGTTTAATTACTGAGTCATCGTTAGACGAATCATAGCGATTGTCTTCTGTTGGCTCTAGTGTCTTATCATCAAAGTAAAAAAGTTCTTTTAGTATCATGTTAGTATTTATATAGTTTGTGTTGTTTCTGGTGCCGCTGCGTCTGCACCTAAGTCTGTTTCAGTATTTGTTTCTGGAGGTGTGCCTTCTCCTGCATCAATTCCGCCACCATCAAGTGGAATTTCGTCTTCTATGCCGCCAAAGTCTCCTCCTAGATCAGCACCACTAATTCCTGCACTTCTCATTTCAGCACCGCCGTCAGCGTCACCTGCTTGAAGATTTTCATCATTTTCTTCACGCCAGAGACGTTCATTTTCGGCAATCTCTTCATCAGTCATACCAAGGAATCTTTTTAATGCAAAACGGTTAGAAATGTAAGGTATAGCACTTATTGTACCATATGTTCCAATTCTATTATTATCAAGTTCTGCTTGACGATATGCTGCAAAGTTTTGCGGAGGTACTAATTCTAAATCAAATAAATTAAAGTCAACGTTTATTCCTTTTGAATCTAAAAATAGTTTAAATTCTCTGTTAAACACTTCTTCAATTAAACTTTGCAGACGTTCACAATATTTGTTAAAACGTAATTCCTGGATGTATGCTGTTCCCACACGTCCATCATTATATTGTGAAGCACCATCATCTGCTCCAGTTGGTAGGTACGAACTTGGGATACGTAAGCCGCGTACCAACTTATTAGTAAAGTATCTAAGGTCATCAATCTCTCCTAGGTTAGTACCACCTGGAAGTGTTTCAACTTTTGATCCACGACCTTCAGCAGTTTGTGGGAAGAAGTAGTCTTCGTTGATTGACAGAGGGTTATAAGCTGAGTCTATAACATTTTTTCCGCCGCCTGTCTTACTTGGGATACGTCTTTGATGAATTTCTGTTTTTACACGTTCAACAAACTGCATAGCAAGGTGTTGAGGCATATTGCCCACATCAACATAGAATACTCTGCGCTCTGGCGCACGTTGGACACGATAGATAATAATCGCATCCTCAAGTAATTCTTTTTGTTTGTAAACTTTAAAAATACTTTCTAGTAAGCTGTTACCAAATGGGTAATTTTGATCAAGACCTTCACTCATACTTAAATGGATTACATGATCTGCATCAATAAACATTTCATTTTCACCTTGCTGGAATCTACTTGTTCCTGCTGAAGGAGTAGTGTTGCCACCTGTTCCCCATTGCTTATCAATAGTTTGATAACCAGGAGCACTGCCGCCTGGGCCATAACTATTTTGAGTGTTTAAAGGTGTTGCTTCTAGTGCATCAAATGCAAAATTTAAGTTTTTTATTGCGTACTGCTCAGGACGTTTGCCTTCACTTTCATTTACAATAATTTTTGTAACTTGACTTGGGTCTACATGAAACCATTTTTTATTTTGTGGATCTCTAATAAAAAATTGATCTCCATACTTAAACGCATTTCTTACAATTCTAAACATGCGTTTTTCAAATTCATTTAGTTTACACCATTGTTTTAAATATTGTCCTAATATTTTTGTTTCAGTGTTTGTAGCAGATTTATTAAAATTAATTCTAAAATGTGTTTTGTTCGCATTATCTTTTTGTGTGCAAAATTCTGCAAGAATATCTAATGCAGCATTCACTTCACTATCGCTATCCATAGTGTTATACTGATTATAGCGTTCAATTCTATTAGGAGATCCAACATAAACGTCTGGAAGGTGAGAACTATAATTTGCAGCAGCTGGACCTATACCAGTTGATCCTGCTCGTTGAGAAAAGGGGCTGTATGAACCTGTAGGATTATTGCCAGTTTGTACTGGTGTAAAATATTTTTTCCAAGTCATCTAGCAACTCCTTTTAGTAAGTTTCCATTGAGCCCTTTTGTTATTCTTTGAGTTCTCTTTTGAGTATACAATTGTTGATCGTTAATGTCAATCGCTTTTCCCATAGAACTGATTAGTTTTTCTATACCGGCACTGGTTTTTCTTAATTCTGCTATCATTTCACTACTATTACTTATACTACTTGCGTTATTATTTGCTTCGACTTGAACTCTATCAGGTATAGCTCGTGCTGCTTCTGACATTTTGTTTATAACATCTATAGTTTTTAATCTACTTGTTATACCATTACCGCCTGTAACAATTTCTGGGCCTCTTTCGCCTACAATACCAAAACTTCCAGGAGGAATATTACCTCCGCTATCAAAACCTCTAAGGTTACCTGTGCGATTCATATGACTTAAACTTTCAACAACTCTACGAGTTGCATCTACTTTTTCTTGTGTTGACGTTATTTCAGTGTTTAAATCTGCTGCACGATCAAATTGTCCACTTAATATAGCTTCGCTTTGTCTTTGAGTAAGTGCAGCTAACTCTGCTTGAGCAGCATCTAACATTTCAGTTGCTTTGGTAATTGACCCTAAAACATTTTCATTTGTAGCAATGTCATTATCACCAAGTTGAGCATCTACGGTAGCACCTAATTCTTCAGCAAGTGCGGCTATACCTGCAGGATCAAGTGCTAATGTATCTGCGTCAACATCCATTTGATCTGTGGAAAATCCCATGTCAGATAAACCACTACCAAACAGATTATTCATGTTTTCAGTAACATCTGCCATAGGAGTAAGAACTTTACTAATTGCATCATCTACTTGTCTACGTAGCGCATTTGCATCTCCCATTGCTTGTGCTGCTTTATCTAAAGCAGAATCTGCCATGTTAACTAACGACGGTAGTGCAGTTTCTTGAACATACATAACCGTCTTTCTCAATTCTTCTTGAAGTGCTACCGTTTTTTGTATTATACCGTCGCTTGCAATTTGTGTTTGTTGTTGTGCAGCAATAACATTGTTTAGATTACTTAGTACGTCAGCTGCTCCGCCTTCGGCAGCACCTGCTTCTGCTTCAACACCTCTGCGTAAATTATAACTACTTCCTAAAATATCTTCTGCTACTCTACCTAATTCGTTACCAATAGGTCCTAATTGTGCAATACTTTGGAATTCATCGCTGCCTACTGCATCAATAGCTGCACCTAATAATTCGTCTTGAGCTCGTTGTAATGCTGCTGGATCTCCGCTTTGTAATGCTGCATTGTAGGCTTGTAATTCATCTTCAATACCAGGCATAACTTTTAAAAGTTGTAAACCTTCTTCACTAACAACACCACCGTATTTTACCATGTCATCAACTGCACGTTGAAGTAATGGACTAAACTCGCCTAGTGTTTGGAAACTGGTTTGAAATTCATCTTGCAAGTCTTCGTTAACAAGATTAAGTGCAGCCTGCATAGTACCTGATCTACGTCTTTCACGCATTTCACGTTCTAGTTCTGCTCTATTTTTACCTGTTAGTTTGCTAAGTGCATCAAGTTGAACAGCATATTCATATGCTTGTTCCATTAATGTTCCATTAGCTTGTTGTTCTCTAATGTTACTAATCGAACTTAATTCTAAATAACTTGCTAAAGACTCGTTAATGTCTTTAACGGTATACCCCATCATACGTAAGTTTGTTGACAATGGACTATCTAAAAAGTCTTTGCTAAGTCCTACAAATGCCTGAGATGCATCTTCAGTAGTGCCAGCAAGTCCTCTTAATGCACTTTGATTTTCATATAAAAATTCTGTTAAGTCTTTAACTTCCATACCCATTGCTGCTGCACTTTGTTTAATACTAACAATACTTGTACCAAACGTAGCACCAATAGATGAAAGCTGTTGATATTCAGCTAAACTTCCTTCAGCAAATTTTACTAAACCAGAAATAGCAGTGCCAACTTTGCCTAACAATTCAGTGTTTGCAAGCAAAGCATCACTATATGCACTTAAATTTTGACTACCACTAACAAGTTCTGCTGCAAGTCCTAACCCTGCACTTGTAGTTTTTTTAACTGCACCAGTTAAAAAATCGATAGTTCTGCCCGATAGGTCTAATTCTGCCAAAAGAATAAAACTCCCATATTACTTCAAATAAATATATATACTTATTTATCTGTAGGAAAATAACATGGAAAACTCTCAAAGTCCTTTGAAAAAATACAAGAGGCAACCTAAAATATTAATAGATTTGCCTAGTAAAGGAAAGTATACTCCAACAGGAACAACATACAACGACAACACAGAAGAACTAAAAGTTTTCAGTATGACTCCTAATGATGAAATACTTTTTAAAACACCTGATGCAATGATCAACGGAGAAGCAACGGTTGAAACAATTAAAAGTTGTGTGCCAGAGATACTTAACCCTTGGCAAATACCAACATTAGACATTGACACTATATTAGTTGCAATTCGTATGGCATCATACGGTAACACAATGAATATTACTCATAGATGTAGATCTTGTAATGAAGAAAACGCATACGAAATAAGTTTACAACCTTATATTGATAGTTATAAAAGCAGAGTGTTTACAGATGTTGTGCAAGTTAACGACTTAATATTTAAAATTAGACCTTTAAATTACAAAGAGTACACTGAGTTTCAAAAAACAAGTATTGCTCTAAGAAGAAGTTTAAGCACTATTTTAAATAGAAAAATGGAAGATGCTGAAAAAGAAAAAGCACTAGATCCAATATACAAACAAATTGCGCAAAATAGTTTACGTATTATATTGCAGAACATTGAATCAATTAGCGTTGACGGCGAAACTGAAACAAACAAGCAAGAAATAAAAAACTTTTTTGATGATAACGATGTGAGCTACTTCCAAAAAATAAAAGATCTTATCGAAGCAAATGCAAGTGCATTTGAGCCTCCAAAACACAAAGTAAAATGTCCTGCATGTGACAAAGAAGATGACATTTCAATTACACTGGACCAATCTGATTTTTTCGGGAAGGGCTAGTTGGTCTGTCTGACGACGAAGTTTATCAACTAGCCGATCAAATGGAAAACATTGTTAAACAAATAAAAGACAATTGGTATCGCATAGGATGGTATATGCGTGGATCGGCTAGTATTGATTATCTCATGACACAAACAGATGTAGGTGATATGGAAATATACAATAACATTATTAAACACAATTTAGATGTTATGAAAGCAACTAAAATGCCAACTATCTAGCATTATCTGCTGCAATAGCATCTAGTGCATTAGTTTCATCGCCTGGTCTAGTTGACGGTTGAGATATTCTTGGACGGCTACTACTAACTCTGCCGGTAGGAACCATAGGTTGAGTCGATTGTCCTGTACTAGTCGGTCTTGATTGATTATTATTGCCACTAGGTGTAATACTTCCTAAACCTCTAGCTCTTCTCAATATTGCATCATCATATGGTTCGTCTTGTGTAGGTTGTTGTTCGTCATTTGGCATTGTAAATGGACCAAACACTTCTGCCATTCTGTTTTCACGCATTTCTCTGTCCATGTATGGAACAAGTTTATCTTCTACACTTGTGCCTGGAGGAAACAATAAATCTTGGAATACAAGTTTTGCCCATTCTTGTGTAGCAAATGCACTGCCTTCTAATCCTGGTATTTCAGTGATAGTTTTTGTATACGCTTCACCGCCCATTGCTTCTGTGCCGCCGAGAGCGCTAAACAAATCTGGACTACCAATTAATCCATTTGTTGCTGCATCAAGCGCCGCCGCTGCTGCTTGTAATAGTGTGCCAGCAGTTTCAACACCACCTTGGAATATTGCTCCAAAAACAGATGATTGTCCCCACTCAATAATCCAATCAGTAAATTTACCTTGTACATAAGCACTGGTTAAAATCCTAGCAATAACCATATAAGCAACTTGACTTCCTATCAAAGTAACAATACCCGGTACCGTTCCTGCGCCTGTAAACAATGCAGCAGTTGACCTTGCTTGAACAGCACGTCTAATGTTTCTCAGTATTCTAATTATAGATCTAATACCTGCTCTTAGAGCACTTAGAATAACCGGAGCAATAGCCGCAGCAAATACACCGTATGCTACTTGAACTCTGTCTTGAAATTCTGTTTCGTCAATTACACCGTCTTGAAAATCTTGTTCGTAACTTGCAATATT